CAAAATAAGTAATCAAAATTACCCGCAAATATTTAGTCTAAATTTTTTGTAAATTTGGAATAAATTTAATCCAGTTTTTTAAAATGTGTTGGTGTCGTCCCTCCCCAAGTTTGACATCAACCCAAAACCGTTTCACCAAAGAATATTTGAACTGTAATATCCAGCACTTCCTAAAACCTTTCTATCCTTTTCATGCCTAAGACGATATAATCGTCTTTTTTCATCTGCATATTTTTTTCCTTTCTCTGCTAAATAAATACTATAATCTTTATATCCAATTGCTCCTATAGAAACAATAAAATTATTATGATAATCAAATACATCTATCTTCTTATTTTTATTCGTTGATGGTTTTATTTTGACACCTAATAACTTCGCCTTATCTTTTGAATAATTAGATATATTATACATATAATATATACTTTTAAAAAAAGTATAGCAAAATGTATTTGCTCTACTTTTCTAAAGTAGATTCTAGACTAGCTTTAAATGCCTTTACTTTTTCTTCCATTTTCTTTATTTTTTGAGTTTGATAATATTCCTTATGGTATTTACGTTGATACTTTTGATATTCAACTTTATTTTTTTCAACCCATTCTTTATGCTGTAGTTTTAATTTTTCTTTGTTTTTTTCATAATACTCTTTAAAATAATTAGGTTTTTTTAAATGCCAATTTTTCAAATATTCATTCATTTATTTAGGCAAATATAAAAAATTTAATATTTATTTAATATAAATGGAATGTTGTATATGTTATAATAAAATAAAAGAAAGTTATATACATTGTCACGAACTTTGTAGTAAATGTTTTTCAAAAATTAAAAATAATTTATGCCCAATTTGTAGAGGACATATGATACAAAAATTAGGTAATAATAAAGTTGAAGTAGAATATTTACGAGGTTGTCAGTATCATAAAAAACAAATTAATATAAATCATTTAAACAAATTTGTATTTAGTAAAGGGTTTAAAGAATTGCTAAAAAGATACTTATCAAAAAATGATGATGTATTGTATAATGATTTTTATTGCATAATAAATTATAGAAAATATGATTATGATGAAATAGTTGAAGAAAAGTATTTTCAATATTTATGTTTTAATAATTATAGCTCAGTTGTTATTATTCGTTGGATAGATTATTTATTACACGGTCACCCAATGGAAATAAGGCATTTATTTTTAATTAAAAATTATATTGCTAATATGAAACTAATAGATAGTATATCAAAATTAGGTCATATTGATTCTATATTTAGAACAATATGGGAAAAAACAAAACATAATTATTAAATAAAATTTAGTTTTCATTCATTTATTTAGGCAAATATTATTTTCTTTACATATTATATAAAAATGGTTAATTACGGAAATGGTAAAATATATCGTATTGTTTGTAATCAAACTGGATTACAGTATATAGGTTCAACAACTATCAAACTATCTGCTAGAATTTCACAACATAAAAAGTTGCTAAAAAGTAATATTTCAGGAGCTTCTAAACTTGTTTTAGAAAATGATGATTACAATATAATATTAATAGAAGATTATCCATGTGAAAGAAAAGAACAACTTTTAGCTAGAGAGCGTTATCATATTGAAAACTCACACTGTGTAAATAAAAAGATACCGTTAAGAACTCAAAAAGAATGGTATATGGAAAATAAAGATAGATTAATAAAAAATCAAATTATGTGGAATAATGCTAATAGAGAAAAATGTATGGAATATCAATCACGATTTAGAAATAAAAGTAAAGGTATTGTTGTTAATTTAAATGGTGAAGAAGAAGAAGTAGAAGATGCAGTTAAATTAGTAATTGAAGAATTATATGATGGAAATATTTTAGAAAGTGCCGAAGATATTTATAAATATATTGAAGATAAATTTAATAACCAATAATACTTTCATTAATTGAATAAAAGTATTATTAAAACCCTAAATCGTTTTACATGTTGCGACCACCATTTGCCTTAATCTTTGCCTTCAAAGATTTGGAAACATCTTTAGCATATTTGGCAGGGATAACAATTTCACCCTTATGCAACAACGCTTTTGTAGTTCTTGTAACACGACCACCATTTTTAAATGGGAGCATCGTTCCCAAAAATCCACCACCAACTTTGCCTAAATCACGACCAACTTCTCCTCCTAGTTTTCCTCCATATTTTTGACCTACTGCTTGACCTAAACCACCCAAAGCAATTGAACCTAGAGTTCCTCCAATTAATCCCATTATAATATGAGTAAAGAAAATAAAAAAACTAATCAGTTTTCTTTTTGCTATATTTTCCTGATTTAACATATTGTCTTTTGGGTTTTGGTTCTATTGCTTCTCTTCCGCCTTCATATAATGGGGTTGTAGATATTTGACTAAGATTATCTACATCTTCATCTGGTTTTACAAAATTATATATTGATGAACCTAAATTATAACTTGCTATATCTTCTCTTTCCATTTGTCTAGCATTATCTATTTCTTTTTTAGTTCTTCTTGCTCTTTTTGCAATTTTAATTTCTTCTACTTCAAATTCTACTGATGGTATAGGAATAGGTCTTTGAATAGGAATAGGTCTTTGAACCATGTTCTGTGGAACTGGAATAGGTATATTTTCTACAGGTTTTTCTCCTATTCTCATGGTTCCTAATCTATCAGTATATCCTAATGGAATTGTATACGATTGTCCTGATTTAACAGGATCAGTACAACATTTAGTTCTTGGCAACTTTTGTGTAATTATTTGTATCTGTGGATAAACCCCAGGTCGTTTAATTCCGCGTGTCGCCGACGGAACGGCGAGTTTTTTAACTTTTGGCTTTACAACTTTTGATTTAGCTACAGTAGTCTTCTTCTTGATTTTTTTTGTAGGCATTATATATAATGTCAGAGAATAATATTGATGAAGAACATCTAAAAGATATTTTAACTGCTTCATATCAACCGCAGAGGGAAGCAGAACAAACTCTTGCTAAACGAGGCTATGTATATGATTATGAACTTTCTAACATGGAAAATAAAGTATTCTATAATCCTGATACTAAACAGAGCCATATTGCTTATAGAGGTTCAACTAGAGTTAAAGACTGGGTAGGAAATGCTAAACTTGGTTTAGGATTAAAAGATAAAGATGTTGAAGATAGAGTTAATATTGCTGGAAAAGTAAAAGAAAAATATGGAACTGCACCTACAACATACGGTCATAGCAGAGCAGGTTTAATATCAGAAAGAGCTGGAGAAAAATATGGTGGAAAATCTTATACATTTAATAAAGCTGCTGTTCCAACTGATGTATTTAAAACAATTCGTCCAGAGCAAACCGATATTAGAACTGATAAAGATGTTGTTAGTGTATTATCTGTAGGTCAAAGCGGAGGTAAAAGAAAAACATTAAAAACACCAATAGCATCAACTGTTATAGGTTCTCATTCTGTTAGTCAATTAAATAATAAACCTCAAAAAAGTTATAAAGAAATAGCGCAAAGCCTCGCTCCCCTTGGAAAACAAATATATAAATTCTTTTAGTCTTCTTCAACTTCCATTTCTTGAAAACTTAAAGTTAATATGTAATTTCCGTTGGCTACTGGAGTAGCCGCATTATCAGTCCAGGCAATAGGTGTCGCATCATTTGTTAGAACACGAACTTTAAAAGTATTTGAATATGGTCTAGTTTGTAAATAAATTGGAGCATTATTATTATCATCGGCGAACAAGTAATTAACTGCACCATTTAAATAAAAAGTTCTTAAAGTTCCAATATAAAATGTAGTTGGAGCGCCATAAATAGAAGATTGATTTAAATATGTTTCCATTTGAAAATCAATTTGAATTTGAGCTAATTTTGAAGCAGAAGTAATAGTATTTGTTTGCCCTACATAATTCCAATGCAACTTATAAGGTCTATTTGGTTTTAATATAGCACTCCAATCTACATTATAAGTTGCTTGATTATTTGTAGAACCTGATAAGGCATTATTAGAATTTAAAACGACATTAACAATCTTTCCTGATTTACACATATATACTATAGTAGTATAAAATATTTTATTGAATTATCCTTTGGTTTTTCCTTAATTCGTTTTGGTTTTTCTAAATCTGATTTATATTTTTCTTCTTCTTCTTTTCCTTCTAATTTAAATGAAGGTAAAACTTTAATGTTCTTAATTATATTTATACTTCGTTTCATATAAATATAGTATTATTTTTTTTTTATCCATCTTTAAAAAAGATAGAGTCAAAACCCTTAATTCCGTCTGTCGCCGGCGGAACGGCGAATCTCCAATTTATTAAAATTTCTATATAGAGTATCGTTTAATGTATCTATATCTAAGTGATTATATGGCACATTAAATATATATTCATATAATTTTAAACTATCATCTTTTTTCATGTGTAATAATTCTTTCGCGATTGATTCCATTTCTTCATTATTCTTTGGTTTAAAGATTGTTATATTTGTTATCTGCTTCCTTAATAATTTCGGAAAATAATGGTAACTCTGTAAGGTAAATATAAAAGCACAAGATAAATGTCTAGCCTTAATTAACATTTGACTTAATTTCTTTTGTATATCTGGCTGCTTAAGTGCGTCAGCCATATCATCTATTATAACACAATTGTATTGATAATCTTCTTTATCTGCTTCTACATTTTCTTTTTTAATTTCTTTTAATTCACTATAAATATCGTCTAATATATCTTCATTTAATTCGTGAAAAATTCTGGATGAGTCATGCTTTTCAAAAGGGTGATTAGCTACACTTAAATATGATGATTGAGGACAAATATAAAATAAATTAGAAAACTTATGTTTGTATAGTTGTTTTGATTTAAAAAAATTTAAGAGCATACTTGTTTTACCACTTCCTCCAGAACCAGTAATTACCCAAATAAATCCATTTCTATTTGGTATACCATCTATGATATCCGGAATATGTATATTCATAATCTCCTTAATTGGTTCAAATCTTGGCATCTTTGTATTTTGTTCTTCTGTGATTTCCATTTATAATATCATTATATTTTTTTTCTAACACACAACATTAACTTGCTTAGTCATAGTATCAATTTCAACAAGAAGAGTGTATTGGGCTATCAAGTTAAAGTTCATGGCAGAGTTAAAGGCAGTTCCAACATTAATAAGGGCATTAATAGGTGTAGAACGAGCAGACACGCCACTCATCAAACTTGTTGCTGCATAAGGTGAGGGTGAATTTATACGGCTAAGCGGTATTCCAATAATAAATTTAGCAGGAGTATCAACAGTTGAAACAGTAGCATCTCCAGCATATTGTGCGAAATTAGGGTTAAAAATACTCATCGTATTGCGTTGATCCGTAATTTGTCCCACGCATTCACGCAAATATTGTAAAATTGATGTCAAACCTCCTGTGGCATTATTGATAGGAAGTTGAGGATACATTTGTGTTCCGATAGACAATTGAAAAGACGCATTTACATTTGAAGTTCCAAGAGGATTAAAAGAATCTCCCCAAGTATTGACTGCCTTTGCAGTAGCACTAGAACTAGACAACAAATAAAGATTTTCAATACTTTCGTATCTATGGTTAAAAACAAGTGTGTTAAAACCGTTTGTAGATGCGGCTAAACTTTGAGAAGAGTTAGCCCAACCTTGAGACTTAATATAAATCTTAGGAGCGGCAGAAAGAACAGCGGCTTCAACATTTGGTCCAAAATCAATTAGAGAAAAGCATAATTCGGGTTGAATAATTTCAAAATCAGTTACATTTGCGGCAACTGTGGCAATATTGGCAATAGTATCTAAAGTCAATTGAACTCTAATAGGAGCCATGGAAGATAGAGGTAACAATTTATCGGCAGATTGTAAAAATGAGCCTACCAAAGGAGCAGACAAAAAGAAGTTATTAGCGGCAGAAACAGTTGCTAAAGTGACACCATCTAAATCTTGAACTGCTACAGTTTGAAGTAAACCAAAGCTTGTTTGCTGACCCATCACATCAGCCCAATTCATATTAGTATCAACAATCATATTTGCAACTTGATTATACTGATAAATTGACGAAACTGGCACTCCTCCTATGAACTCATCTAGCCTCACAAAGTTTGTATAGACAGGCTTTCTTTTTATTACGCCTGCACTGGCTCCAGAAGTATAAACACACTTGTAGCGAACGAATACACTTTTGCCGTCAAGAAACCCTCGACTGGGAAGGTCAAATTGAATTGTTTGTCCTTGTTTAAAAGAAATACCGTTGGTAGATTGCACTGACATAAGAGTTGAAGTTGTGCCATCAGGAAGTTGAGGTAAAGTAGCCGCATAGTCAGCGGTAGCTGGTAGAGACAATTGAGCCATTATATAGTTTATATATATAAAAAAAAACCCCAAAGTCGTTTAATTCCGAGAGTCGCCAACGGAATGGCGAATTATTGCGATAATAGATTTAATTCTTCTAAATCTTTATTAACTGGTGGTTCTTCTACAATTGGTTGTTTTGGCGGTTCTTCCAAAGCCTCACCTCGCTTTATTCGGTCGGGCAGGTTCAACGACCCAGTCAAGACTTTAGGTCCTGCCAAGGTGGTAAAAGTAGTTTTTTCAATTGGTTCTAAACTTCTAGTTATATGAAATGCTAAAGTAATGCACCAGTCTTGATTATTGAAATTAATATAGTTACTACTTTCTCCATCAATAATATCTATATCTAAATCATCTAAAGAATCATTATGAATTGTCATTAAATGATTTCCCTTATCAACATAATCTATCATTCCAAAAGGAATACAACTAACAGGAATTGTAGAAAGAAGAGTTGTTTGACCACCTTGAACTGAGCTAATATTTGACATGATTAAATTAGAACTTCTTATTTGTAGAGTTTTTATTCCTAAAAGATTAAGAGCATAAGGTGTAGTTAAAGTAAATGTAGAACTTGTATAATTGGTATCATCTAAAAATCCTAAAGTTGATAATATGCTATACGTTAAATAATAAAAGGTAAAGTCTAATGTAGCATGAGTAAATGTTATTTTACCGTCAATAGGAGATAATGTTATTGCTAATGTTATTCCATTTGATAATAGAACAGCTTTTAATACGGTTATTAATGAGTTACCATTATAGTTACCAGTTGGAATACTTGATGTATATATTGTTCCTGAACCAAGTTGATATCTAAATTGATTATTAGTATAATTAATAACATAAAAGCTGTAAGGAATTTGTGCGTTTAAAAGTTGAACTTGCTTATGAATAATATTATCATCATTATTATAAATTGCACCTAAATTGTATCTAACATTAGATAAAAAAGCATCATTATATTTAATTGTTGCACTCTGTGATGTTAATGCTACTATCTTCGTTTCTGTAAATGTTGTCATTCTCCTTTATAAAAGGAGAGAAAAGATTTTGGATACACCTTTCATAAAGGTGAAATTCTATCATCGCTTTTTCTTTCAATTGCTTATTATACTTTTTTCTCTCTTCTTCATTTATACAAGAATTATTTGCAAGGAATGCTAATGTAATAATATTATCTTCATCAAGCTTATTATTGAGTTTTTTTAAATTATTAATTGCGATATCTGTTCCTTGTAATGATGTATAATATTTTAAAGTATCTGGAATTTGGTGTGTCACTTGAAGGCTTGTATGATATATTAATCTGTTATCCATTAATATATATAATTAAAAGAATTTAAAGACAGCAACTTTTTTTTCTATTACTTTGCCAAGGGGCAAGGGTTCGCCCGACTTAACAACGCCCGAGCCGTTTGTGGGTTCTACCTTTACGGGTACTGCTTTTTGAATAGGAGTTCCATCATCATCGCTTATCTCATCTAGCAAAGCTTGCTTCTTAATTTGTTTCTTTTTAACAGCTATTGCTTTTTTAACAAGTTTCTCCTCTAATATCTTTCTTTCTTCCTCTTCTTTTTGTTGCTTTAATAATCTATTTTTGTCACGATTATCGTTTCGTTTTTCTTGTCCTTTTTTTAACGCCTCTAATTGCTTTTCTGTTAATTTCTTTTTTGGTTTCTCTACAACTTCTACAGCATCTTCAGTCTCATTATTTAAAACTGGTTCATCTATTTTGTCAGCATCATTATTTCCTAGAGTTCCTACATCTTCGTCTTCTAATTCTAGGAGCTGTCTGAGAAGTTCTTTTTTAGATTTAGACATGTTGATATTATATATAAAGAAAATAAAAAAAATAAAATAACACGATATATCAAGTATATAAATGTCTCAATCATTACAAAATCAAGCCATATATGCTAAAAGTATGAATGGAATTATTTCAATTTCAGACGGTGCAGGGACTACAATTGAAAATGGAACTATAATTTCTAATGATATAACAACAAATTCATTAACAACTGGAGATTTAACACTTAACGGTTCGTTAGAAATACCATTAGTTAACGATATTTTCGTATCAAATACAGGAGGCACACAACTTGTTTCTTTGTATAATAAAGGTAAAACTTATTTGGAGCAAGATACACACATGAATAAAGCATTTTCTTATAATACACCTACTACAGGTTACGAGGTTGTAAATAAAACATATGTGGATCTAAAAGCGGAAAATATAAAGGTGACTAATAATGAAACAAATGCAACTTATTATCCTGTATTTACTGATAACTTTGGAACATCTCAATCCGCCTTTATTGATAAAACAACTACACCATTTTCAATTAATCCAAATACTGGCAACATGAATCTCGCAAATACGATAAAAATAGACTCATCATTTAATTCAACTGTTGGGTTTTTTGAATCTAAAGTCGCTATAGGGGCGGAGGCAGGTATTACAAATCAGGCAATAGATACTCTTGCACTAGGTTCGTATGCTGGTTCAATAAATCAAGAACAAGGGAGTATGGCATTTGGAAATTCGGCGGGTTACGAAAATCAAGCTAATCAATGTGTCGCCATAGGGAATTTCGCTGGTTGCTACAATCAGGCATCTGGTTCAATTTGTATCGGTTCAAACGCTGGTGCAGGAACTTCAGGTAATTCTGGAAGTGGAACGGGTAGTATTATTATAAATGCAGGGATAAGTGCACCATTAAACAATACTAAATCAAATGCCTTATTTATAAATCCAATTGCGAATAGTACTACTGATACAGCGAACCAAATGGTTACTTATAATGCGACTACAAAAGAGGTCTGCCGTCAAAGTGGTATTACTATAGACTCAACACAAACCCAGCTCACAGTTGGGACTTTTCAAGCAAACGGAACTCAAATAGCACCAACAATTCTCAACCAATATTTTCAAACTCCAGTCCGTGCGAATCCTTCAACTACTTTTGTGGCTACTCTTACAGATTGGACTTTTTCTGGTGTATCAGCAACATCACGACTGGTTCATTGTAGAGGTGGAACATCTTTTAACTCGTCAAGGGGCGTATTTCCAATATCAGCACAAACTCAATATTTGGCATACTATTTTAATGCAGGGACAGCATCAATAACAGTTTCGCAAAATATAACATTTACTCAAACTGGAGACTATATTTTAACGTATTACGCATTAGGTCATATTAATTCTTATTCAGGAGCAACAGAAACACTAGTAGCAAGTATAGCAGGAACAACTCAAACGGCAATTTTTACCGAGTCGGTTTGGTGCTTACAAAAAATGCGGTTTAGAGTTACAAGTATTGTTTCTCCTATTCAATTAAGTTTTATTGGAAGCACAACAACAACAGGTAATAGAATATTTGATTTGTATGGTATTGAAATCCACAAGTGTATTGGTGTAAATGTTAGTGATGGAGGTATTACAAATCATCAATTACTCGAATATAATGGAATAAACACAACCAATATTTTCAATAGTGGAAACACCATAAATTATGGGAAAACCCTGTTATTTGGTGGTTTAGAATTGTATAATAGATTTGCTCCATCAACAACATTACTATGCGACAGCGGTTATGGAAACAGTTCAACATCTACAGGAGGACGAGTAATAGCGATTGGAAACGCAAGTGCTTTAAATGGGGTTCATTTATTAGATGTGATGGCGATTGGAGTAGAAGCGTGCCAAAATGTCGGTCCAGTTTCTTTCAGCACAAGTTACGCAGGAGCAAACACAGGCATTATTGCGATTGGTTATAGAGCATTAAGAGGATTTAACGGTTTAGTATCTACAGGTTCATCTTCTCTACAAAATTACTTTCTTGGTCACGACGCTGGGATGTTACTCACAATTCCAACTGGGTCACATCAATATAATATTGCGATGGGTTATCAAGTCTTGAATGGTAGAGCAGCGAGCACGAATATACAATACAACGCTCTTTACGGTCACAATATAATGTCAACCGCTACTGGAGTGTCCAGCACAATACAAGGCAATAGTGTTTTTGGGAATGAGTCTTTTAAAATTTGTCGTAGTGCAAATAATACAAGTTGTGGTTACAATAATTTTAATTTAGCAACCAATACAGCAACAAATAACAATTGCTTCTTTGGTCAGTCAGTTTGTAATACTCAAACAGGGGCATCAAACGTAATGACAAATTGTTCGTTTTTTGGGTCAAATACAGATGTAAGTGTAGCTGGTAATTATTCTAACTCTACATGTCTTGGTTATAATAGTCGTATTACTGGAAATAATCAAATCATTTTAGGGACGGCAACAGAGATTACATATCCAATGGGAGGATTGAATATACCTGTAGGAACTGTTTTAACTTTATTGGGCAATATTTCGGCAAACGCATTAACGGTAACAGCAATACAATTATCATTTTTAAATCAAGTAACTTCTAATCAAATCCCTGCGAGTGCGGTAAATGGTACGGTTACTTCTGCCACAAATCTAGCGGGAGGTTCTATCTATAATATTCCATATCAATCAGGAGTTGGAGCAACAAGTTTTTTAACAAATGGTTCAGCAGGTCAAGTTTTAACAAGTGGAGCTGGTACAGGTATTCCTACTTGGACTACTCCATCAATTCCAACATTAGAAGCAGTTGTAATATCTGGTAATAATAGCGGAGGACGAAATATATACACAGGAGCTATTGGAATAACACGAGTGCCTGGAACTACTGTTACTGCAACTGTTAATACAAATACTTCTACGATGTTGTGGGACGGAAAAATAGGATTTGGTGAGACTGATTTTGTAAATATGTATGGGAGTGGAAATGGTGGATTTTATTTTTATTCAACTACTAGTAATACGGTTGATTATACCACTCCCACTACTGTCATAGATAATGTTGGAAATATAACGGCTTTATCTTTTATTGGTTCTTTGAATATACCTGTATCAAAAACTTTAACATTATTGGGCAATATATCAGCAAACTCATTAACGGTAACACCAACACAATTGTCCTTTTTGAGTCTAGTTACTTCTAATCAAATCCCAGCGAGTGCGGTAAATGGTGCGGTTACTTCTGCTACAAATATCGCTGGAGGTTCAACCTATAACATTCCATATCAATCTGCTCCAAATACTACCAGTTTTTTAACAAATGGTTCAGCAGGTCAAGTTTTAACTAGTGGAGCTGGTTCAGGTATTCCTACTTGGACTACTCCAACAATTCCAACATTAGATGCAGTTGTAATATCTGGTAATGACAGTGGAGGACGAAATATATACACAGGAGCTATTGGAATAACACGAGTGTCTGGAACTACTGTTACTGCAACTGTTAATACAAATACTTCTACGATGTTGTGGGACGGAAAAATAGGATTTGGTGAGACTGATTTTGTAAATATGTATGGGTCAGGGTCAGGTGGATTTTATTTTTATTCAACTACTAGTAATACTGTAGATTATGCAACTCCCACTACTGTCATAGATAATGTTGGAAATATAACGGCTTTATCTTTTATTGGTTCTTTGAATATACCTGTATCAAAAACCCTGACATTAAATGGTAATATAACAGCAAACTCATTAACGGTAACACCAACACAATTATCATTTTTAAATAAAGTTACAGCAAATAAATTACCAGCATTAGCACTAGAAGATTGCTCTACACGGACACCAACAATCGCACGGGCATTATCATTTTTTGGATATTTAGCAGGAGATACTCAAATAACAACGACGACGACGGGAAACCATAATTCAGCATTTGGAACATCAACCTTGCAGAATAATGCTGCGGGTAGTTACAATACTGCGGCAGGCTCAAACGCAGGCACAGGTCATGATATCGGCAATTATTGTTCTTATTTTGGTTACTCTGCGGGAGCAGCGAATACAGGTTCAAATGTTACAATCGTTGGTGCGAATAGTTGCACTACACAAACGAGCATACCAAATGCCACAATAATAGGGCAAGGAAATTCTATAGCAGATGGAAACACAAATAGTATTATTCTGGGTCAAGGTAATACAATTTCAGGAAATAATTGTGGCATAATTGGTTATGGTATATCAAATAGCACAGCAAATACTATAATAATTGGCAATACGAGCCAAACAGTCCAAATTGGCGGAAATTTATTAACAAATAATGAATATGTAAATCAGGCAGGAACTGTTATTACGGTAGCAACAACATTACCTAACACGTTATTTTATCCGTTTTATGGAATAAAAAATGGAGGAACAGCATTCACTATTGGCTTGCCTACAGCAATAGCTGCAAGAGTTGGAACAAATATAAAATTCCGCCGAGTATTAGGAGCAACAACAACAACAGTAATAACCTTTAATTGTTCTACAGGTACGGTATTGTTTGACTTAAATTCAGTAACAGCGGTCGCATCAGTTACTATGGCAAGCGGAGCATATTTTATAGAATTTGTGTGTTTAAGCGACGGTGGAACAAATTACGGTTGGTATGTATTATAATTTAGTTTTTACCCAATTAATCAAAAACTTATCGTCTGTTCCCCATGATCCAAAATCCGGATTTTCAAGTAAATATATTCTTGAATCTACTACACAATAATTATCATCATATAATAAGACAGATATTTTAGCACTTGTAAATGGTATGTATTCCATTACACCTATTTTAGCTTTCACTATGCGTTTTGTGATGTTAAAATTTGGATATACATTAAACATGGTAATATCATCTTTTGGTATCTCAATAGGTTCATTTAATTCGTTCATTTATATATACTTTTAAAAAAGTTTTCTAAAGTTAATATATAATGTCAGGTTTAGAACTTGTAAGCGTGAATAACGATTTAGCATTTGATGTTAAACGAACTGAAATTAAAAACAAGATTATTGCAAGAGTAAATGAACTTGGAATTACTATAGCTACATATAGATTAAATAATGAATTTCTATTACTTGTTTGTAATCTTGTAGAACATTTAGTTAACAAAAAAAAATACAAGATAGATAAGAAAGTATTAGTAGTTGAAATACTTAATCAGTTATTTACTTTGAATGCGGTTGAAAAAGCAAATGTAGAATCTAATATTGAATTCTTGTGGAATAATAAGAATATAAAATCTGTTTCAAGGTGGAAATTATTTTGTGTTGGTGTTAAAGAATGCTTCGGTTACACAAAAAAGTGAAGAACCTTAGTTATAAATTTAGAGATATAGCTAGGGATACATTAATAAATAAGTTATTTGATTATTTCCATATCACGAATGGTGCGTTAATTTATTCTATAATAACAACTAATCCAGTTGATATTGTAATTAGTATTTTAGCAGCAAAATTTGGAATAAGTAAAATACTTGTAACTTTAATTATTGCTTTTATATTATAAATTATCTACATATTTACAGCAAAAAAAGTAATGAAAATATATATAACATGTATCATAACAAGACCTTTTATTTACACTTGGTTTGATATAAACACTTCCTAAATGCTGTGGGTTTTTAATCCATTCGGTAAGGGTTTCACCCGACAGTTGCTTTGCTTGTAAATCGCTAGATGTCGCACTTCTCATCATTTTATAATATATATACTACAACAGATTTAAATATTTAGTAATATATATAATTAAGAATGTATACTGAAGCTCAAAAAAAAGCAACTTATAAATGGCGTGAAAATAATAAAGAAGAGTATTTAAAACATCATAATGAATATAGAAAAAATTCAATACTATATAATGAAAAACAAAAGTCAATTATGAGAAAAAAAGCAGAAATAAAAAACTATAAAGATTATGGAAACTATCAAAAAATATCAAAAACATTTAGGAATATATTAATTTAGTAATATATATTATATTTTAAAATTGATTTAAATATAATATTTAGTAGTATATATAGAATGAGAACCTTGAAGTCCGCCAAAGGAAATATTAAGACACTTTTAAGTGTAACTGATTATAAGTCAGTAAAAGCGATACAAAAAGAAAATCCAACGCAAAGTCGTAAGGAAATTGAAGAGTGGTTATTAGATAATTATAACTCAGTTATAGAGACAATAAATAATAATGAAAAAGAACTTAAAGCCAAAGAAAAGAAACAACAAAAATCATACGATATATTATATAGTAATGAAGTTAGAATTGAAAATGATTATGAAACTAAAGGTATTGATTATAAGATTAATGCTATTGAATTAAATAATATGAAAAGAAAAGTTAAAACACCAAACGCATTATTTAAACAAGAAATAACATTTCATAGTAATAATGGAAAAGTAATTGATAATATATTTTATTATGGGGTTGAAATAATTAGTTTTTTAAGTATGAAGTTTGATACAAAAACTATTAATAAAGAATTTATAGAAAAAATTAATTTGGGAATGACATTTAAAGGAAGTGATAGTGAATGGAAACCAAGAGTATTATTTGGATATTATCCAAATGGATATACAAAAATTATTACAAAAGCATTTAAACCTATTGAAACTAAAAAAAATACAAAACAAACTTACAGAGATAACAATATTGGAACTTGCGTTTATGATGGAGCAGTTAGTTATTTTGAAACTTTAGGTGAAAAAAATAGAAACGCAAAAGCAATTTACAATAAATTAATTAAAAATAAAGATACACTAGCTAAAGAATATACTGATGAAACAATTGAAACCGAATTAGCCCCTTTTTGTAATGCATCAGTAACTATTAAAAATCTAATTAATGGAAAAGATAAAAAATTAAACGAAAATACATTTAATCGTTTTAACATAGAATTCATGAATACTAAATATAATCATTTGGATATACTAGCTCATAATTATAATGAAGTTGAAGAAGTAACAAAAGAACAAATGAAATTACTAAAACAAAAGTTACCATTTTATGTTGATAAATATGGAACTCTTATTACATTAGATAAAACATATAAACAAATAGATAGTCAATTCCAAGTTATTTATAAAGAATGGAAAAAAGAGAATGGTTATGATAATTACTTTATTTATAAAGATACAGATGAGTATAACATGGTTTCAAGATATGATTACAAGTTACATACATTCTTTAATGCCTTTGAAAAAGACAACTCATTATATAAAGAGATTGATTTGAAAAAAGCATATTATAATTATTCTAATAAAAGTATGAATAAACATTATCAAGGTGTTCCATCAGGTTCGTTTTTAAATGTATCTTGCGATGAAACATTTGATTTTGAAAAAATAACTGAAAATGGTTTAATTGGATTTTATGAAATTAAAATTATTGATAGTAAATTAGATGAGCGTTTAGGATTAACAAATGGTTCTATTCATTATTTATTTACATCTATGGTTCAGTTATTATTATATAATGATGTTGAAATACAATTCTTAAATGCGTCATATAGTCCATCAGTTGATATTCCTTTTACTGAAGAATTCTTAAATAAAGAAGATGGATTAAAACATTATTGCAAAGCGTACGGTTTAATGTTAGCTGAAAATTCTGTTATTGATATAAAAGTGAAACCTTTAAAATGCGATAAAAAGTATTTTGATACTATAAATGATGAAAATTTAACGATGTATAAAGATGGAAATATTATTAAGCTACAATACACAAATAAAAAAGTTAAATGTTATACTCATATTGCTTATGCTATACACGCATATACACAAACTTTAATTTTAGAACAACTTTTAGATATGGATTTAGATTATGTATTTGGTGTAAAATTAGATAGTATTGTTTATAAAAAAGATTATTCTTTTATTTACGAACATAAAAAGATTTTTGATAACAAAGATTGTAAAATTGAAGGCTTATTAAAGCATACATCTTTTGAGGAAGAAGATAATGATGGAGATGAAGAATGGTTAGATGAAGGAGAATATAATAATAGAGGTTATTATAGAAAATATATTATTTCCGCATATACAAAGAATTTAAACTTTAAAAAACCATTTACACAAACAGGAGAATATATTACAAATAGAGTAGTATTTTTGGGAGGTGCAGGAGGTTCAGGTAAAACATATAGTTGTTTAAATAATTTAGATTTGAATACAACATGTTATACAACTATGTGTTGGAATTTAATACAAGGAAAGATGGAATATAAAGGATTGCATGGACACTCTATTCCACAATTAACAGGAGGAACTGAAAACTTTAAATGTGAAAAAACAACTGATAAAAATTTAAAACATATTATTATTGATGAAGCTACATTATTAAATTATAAAGATATAGAACAAATCATAGCAGAATATCCACACTCATTTATATTTATTCTTGGAGATGTTGATGAAGATGGGTTTTATTATCAAGCATCAGTTACAAAAAAAGTTATTAAGCCAAGTGAATATGATATGCAATATATTAAATATACAAAAACATTTAGATTTGATGAAAATTTAAATAGTAAATTAAATCTATTACGAGATGTGATGAGAAAAGAAAAAACAATCTCAAAGCAATATCATATACAAAAAATATTAGAATGTGTAAAAGAAGTATTTGCTAATAATTTTATGAAGATAGAAGATGTTATATTTAATGATGAAGATATTGGAATTTGTGCTAGAGATGATTTTAAAAGAGAAAATGAACTCACAAATTATTTTATTGAAAAAGGAACAACACCACAATATTTCATCAAGAAAACAATTAAAGAAAAAAACCAAATGAGGGGACAACAATTAGAAGAATTACCATCACATAATAATTATGAATGTAAATTATTTAAGACTATTCATTCGTTTCAAGGATTAGACTTAAATCATGATAATAAAATAATAATTATTGTAGATAGTTTATTTGATGAAAATTTATTATATACGGCTTTATCAAGAGCAAGAAGACAAGACCAAATAGTTTTAGTTATGTAAAAGGGTTGATGTCAAACTTGGGGAGGGACGACACCAACACATTTTAAAAAACTGGATTAAATTTATTCCAAATTTACAAAAAATTTAGACTAAATATTTGCGGGTAATTTTGATTACTTATTTTG